GCGTTGTCCACTGATTGCATCTGCGATTCGGCTTGTTGGCCGTAATGCGCGTTCCGCTGTTCAATGAACTCAGCAGGTGTTTTGCAAAGAAGCAGACCGCCAACACAAATCGAGTCTGGGAATCGACCATTGGTCTCCCCGAACAACTGGATTTCTGGGTGATCAGACGCCTTCACGGGTTCCCATCCCTCGCGGAGTTTGGACGAAATGTTACGCGGATCATCTGCGTTTAGAGTGCTCACACGAATCCAGCGATAAGCGTACCCGGCCTCCGGAGTGGGGTCAGGTAGAAGCTGAGCAGGAGCCCATTTTGCGGGGCGCGCTGCGGTGACTCGTGTTTCGTTATCACGCTTGGTACGAATTTGTTCCGTCATGTTCATTTCCTCATTTCTTCCGCAACCTTACGAGCATAGAGTTCCAATGGAACGCCGAGCCGCTTGGCGATTTCGACCTGCGATTTGGTAAGTACGACCTTTCGGGGCGCAGTACTCCGCGTTGCCGGTGCGACAACATTTGATTTTCGCGACGGAGTTTGCGCATCCGTCTGGCTTCCAGACTCAAACTGATCTGGGAACCGCTCCCTGATGTCACTGTTGATACGCTTGTAGTATTCATCAGTGCCAGCCGGGATACCCTCGTTCACCAAGTCTTCATGAAGGCCAAGAGCGTAAGCCGTCATTCGCTTGTTGGGCCCGAACCACTGGTTATCGTCTTTCCACGATGCCAGCTTTGGGTCAACAGGCTGTTCTTGGGGAACTTGTTGTCGTGGTTGTACAACATTTTCTTCTTCCTGTAAAGGGGCAGGTCGGAAACTGTTGATTTTGTCTGCCTTGAGCTTGACCGAGGTCATCTCCTCTTGGGCCAAAACCAACGCATCCGAATCACCAGCCTCATAGGCCGTCTTGTATTTCCGACGGGCGTCTTCCATTTCGCCGGAAACAGTGCGCTTGGCTTGTTCCAGCAACGCATTTTGATTGGTGCTCAAGGAGCCCTTGAGCTTCTTGTTCTCCTCCACAATGGCGTAGGCAAGGCGAATGGCCTCGTCTTTTTCGCGCACCGCAGCCTCTTTGGCCCGGCGCTCTTCGTGGTAGCCCTTGGTGAAGTGCTTAATGCGCTTTTGGACGCCCTCGTCGTACTTGGACAGCTCCTCATCAGTCACGTCCTTGGGGGGCGTTTCCATGGGTTTGCGGTTGCGATCTACTTCCGGGGTATCGTCGACAATTTCAACCTCCGTATCGGTCTCTACGACCTTTGATCCAGCGCGCGACTGCTTGTCCGCAATCTCATCAGGAAACTCAAACTCGGTTTTTTCAAATTCAGCCATGGTGCCTCCTTATACGCGCTGGATGCCGCGCGGGTCTTGCACCACCGCTTCGACAGAATCGTCATTGATCAAACGCCACTCAGTGCCGTGAATTTTCATGCGGGTGCCGCTGTTGGGGCGCACCAGAACAAAGTCACCTACCTTGCAGCTTGGGCCGCTCGGAAAGCGTTTTTCGTCCTTGAAGGCATCGGGCCCGATCTTGGCCACGAACAGCACGGGCGACAACAGCTCTTCAAACTGCATTGTCTGGCTGGCTTTGAGCAAGCCGCCTTCGTACTCTTCTTTGGCCTGCGGGAGCATGCACAGCAGGTGGTAGGTAGCGGGGTCTGGAATCTGCTTGGCTTTGTCCTCAACGGGTTTGTTGAGGAGGCCGGACAGGTCCACCGCCTGAGCATCAAAGTTAGTCGTCATTGTCATCTTTCAGGTTACGCACGAGGTCGCCAATTTCACGCTGTGCGGTCTGGAGACCTCGGATGACCCCGCACAACTCCCGGTAGTAGGCATAGTCTTTCGGCTGCCCAGATACCAAAGCTTCTGAATGACTTTTGACTTGCTCCTCAATTTTGCGGTTGAGGAGCTCCAAAATTTGATTGTCCATTTTTTCTCTTAGTTCTCCGGCGGTTCAGCAGCCGGTCTATTTGCAAGTTCCATCAGCTTGGTCTGCATCTTTATAGATGCCTCCCGCTGCTTCTGGGCCATTTTTTGATCGAACTCCTGCTGGCGCTGCGCCATCTCCTGCTCGTGCACTTGACGCTCTATGGCCAACTCTTGCTGCGCTCTGGCGGCGGCAATGTCTGGGTCTTCGCCTTGGCGGTTCGCAGCTTCCTGAACCTTGAGCTGCAGCTCCTGACCCTTGAGGGCCAACTCGCCCTGCACTTTTTGCTCTTTGATTGCGGAATCTTTCATCTTGATCTGCAGCTCTTGCTGCTGCATCTGCACGATCGGGTCTTGCGCCTGCTGCTGGGCTTGCTGCTGAGCGGCTTCGCCTTGATGAATCTGCGTGAGCTGCTTCGCTGCTTGCGCGACCAGCTTGGCCAACTGAACCTCGACCTGCTCGGGCAGCTCTGCGTTGGGTGCAGGCAGCGACGCGCCAAGGCGCTCTTCGATCTGGTTGCGGTACTGGAACGCGACGTGCTCCGCAACGTGCGCCATGACGGCGGCTTGCATCTGCTGCGCCATGGGGTTCTGCCCCATCTGTCCCATGACCATCGGGTCCTGCGTCATGGACATGTGCACCGCAATGTGGGCGTCGTGGTCTTGGTAGATGAACGCCTTGGTGGGCTTGCCAGTCAAGAACGCCATGTTCTCGCTGACCGGATCGCGCGGCTTCATGTCTTCGTCGATCGGCACCAGCTTGTCAGCGTTCTTGATCCCCAGCACTTCCAGCATCTGGCGGTGCAACTGCGGCAAGTCGTAAATCTGCGGCGCGCCTTGAGCCAACTGAATCGCGGCTTGGTACTGCATGATCCGCTGGGCCATGGTCGAGCTGTTGGGGTCCGACACGGGGATAACCTCCACCATGTCGTAGTCTTCCCGCTTGGCCTTGGGGTTGCCGCCGTTGGGCACGTACTCGTAGTCGCCCGGGGTGTTGTCGCGGATGATGGCCTTGAGGAGCTTGAACTCCTCTTTCATCGAGTAGTGCACACGAGCCTGCACGGCCGACATCGTTTTGAGCTGGCGCTCAAGGATGGCCAGTGTGGTGCCCACGGGCGCGTTGGCGCTCATGTCGCTGACCTTCATGTCGGCCACAGAGCCGAGGCGGCGGGCTTCGTCCGTGATCTGCGCAAGCAGCGCCATCAGAACTTGGCTTGGCTCTTTGTATGGCAGGGGCATGATGCTGTCGCGCACCGTGCCGCTGGTCACGTCTACGTCGCGGAACTCGCCGGGTGCGATCGGAGTGTCGTCGCCCTTGATCCGCAGACCGCGCGACTTCAAGCCGCCGGGCAAGTTGGACAGCGTGCCAGCATCTACCAACTGGCGGATGATGGAGGTACCTGCGCGCGCGTAGCCCCCGATGATGTGGATCAGGCCGAGACCATACACCCCGAAGCCGGGCACGTAGGTGTACTGCACGAAGTGCTGGCGCTTAAGTTTGAGCTTGTCGTCCTCGTTCCAGTTACGGCGGATGGCCAGCACTTTGGTCGTGCTGCGGTCGATCGTGATGACGTACGGCAGTGCGATGCCGTCCTCGTCTTCGTAGCCGGGCAGGTCGTAGTCAACGCACATCTCGAGCAACTGATACCGGTTGTCGTCACTGAGGGTAAACCCTTGGTCTTCTGCTTTGCGCTTCTCGATATCAGAGTGAAACGTAAGGGGGTCCCCCAAGTCGACGTCCTTGTAAAAGCCCGCGACCTGCAGCTTCTTGACGTCGTTTTTGGTTTTACGCATGACGTGGGTCACACGCTCTGCGGTGCGCGCGCTGGACGCGCCGTACGGAATGATGATGTCTTCGGCCGGGATAAACACTGCGGCCTGCCGCCCCAAGCTGGGGTCGAAATACACCTTCTTGAACGCGGCACCGGCCAGCCCCAAGTTGTACAACATGCGCTCGTGCTCAGGGCGGTACTCCGGCATTTCTTCCGTGAGCTTGAAGTTCATGTCGGTGCGCACGCGCTCGGCAGCTTCTTCCTTCAACTTATCTATGGCCCCGATGATTTCCGTCTTGACGGGCCCCTGTGATGGGAACGTCTCGATGATCGTCTCAGATTGAAACCTGATGGCCGCTTCGGTCAACACCGTGGAGTACACCCCGCACGCGCCAGTCCAAGGCTCGGTGCGCTCTTCATACTTCATGCCCAGAACTTCGAGGCCCTTGACGTACATGTCCGCCCACTCTTTGCGGGACGCAATGTCAGAGTCGTACTCTCCCAGCAGGTCACTGGCCAGTGTGCCCAGCTCCCCGTCGTCCATGAACTCGGCCAAGTTGGCATCGAAGTCCTCGTCCGTTTCGTCCTCCGGCATCAAGTCGATGGTCAGGCCGTCGACGCCAATCTGCACGCCCTCGGGGTCCTCAATCATGATCTCTATGTCCGGGGTGTCGTCTGGGGTAATGCCTGAGAGCGCGTCCAAACCCAACGGGGCCGGAGTGAGCGAAGAGGTCATGCTGTTTGCTGCCATGGTAAATCCTAATAATATGCAGCCCGGCGGGCCCGCTGGAAGCCGTCATTATCCTCGTGGTCGGTGCTCAGGCGCAACAGGCCACCTTTTCGCACGCGCATCAAGGCCAAAGTCATCGTGTCCACCTCGTCGTCGTGCTCACCGGCCGGGAACGCCAAAATCTCCTCGACGGCCTTGGCCGCCCACGCTGTCTCGGGGAACCAGACGTGGCCGGAGGCGAACATGTCGGCCACCGCGTTGAGCCGCGCAATCTTGTCTTGGCCCTTGCCCGGGCTGAAGTCCTGCACAAATATGCCCGACCTTCGCATCTCGTCGATCAGCGGCTGGCCGCTGGCCTTGGCTTCCACAATCACGGAGTCCGGCTGCCAGTCCGCGTACTGCTCGTGGGCCATCGCCTTGAGCTCTGGGAACTCGTACTTGCCCTTGACAGAGTTGAGCAGGATGACGTTCTGGGTGTTGTCGACCTCGTTGAACCACACGCCCCACGTATGGCACACCGAATAGTCCGAGCGCTGCTTGGTGGTGAGCGCCGTGTCGAACGCCTGCACAAGAAACTCGCACTCTGGCGGCTCGTCGCCGGTCCACCACTTGATCCAGTCACGCTTGATGATCGCAGCTTCGGCAGCGGTGGGGTTTTGCTGGTACTGGGCATACCACTGCCACATGATGTGGTGCATCGACGCCCGGGTTTGTTGCAGGGATTCGATCGTCCACTGCTCTGGCCAGATGGATTTCTCGTTCTCGGTGCCTTCGTTCAGGATGGCCGGGAACTCAAACGCTTCGTAGTTGTCTCCGCCCTCATTCATGGCAGAGTCTTTGAGCAGTCGACCGATCAGGTCCCGCTGGTGCCAGCGCGTGTGGAGCACGCAAATCTTCCCATCCGGCATCAGACGCGTTCGCAGACCAGCGCTGAACCACTCGTAGGCGTTATCCAGTGAGTTGGTGTTTCCTGCCTTGATGTCCTGCTCAGACAGCGGGTCGTCGGCAATGATGAGGTGTGCACCCCGTCCGGCCAGCGCGCCGCCCACACCGATCGCAAAATACTCGCCCCCGTCAGTGGTGTTCCACTGGGCAGCGGCCTTGGCGTCCGAGGCAATCTTGGTTTTGGGGAAAATGCGCGCGTACTCGGCCGACTGGATCAGGTTACGCACCTTGCGCGCCATGACGATCGCCAAATCTGCAGTGTGTGATGCCACAATCACCTTGTGGTCCGGGTGACGGCCGAGGTACCACGCCGGGTAGTAGATCGAGATCATCTGGGACTTGCCCATACGCGGTGCCATAGACACGGCAATCCGGTTTTTGATGTTCTGCTCAACGTCCATGAGGAGGTGGCCCAGCCGTTTGAGGTGGATGCCGAACTTGTAGGTCTTGTCGATGGCCGCAATGAACGCCAAGAAGTCGTCTTGGGCTGCAGCGATCGTTTTGCGCTCCTCCAACTCGTCAAACATGGCCAAAAGCTCGGCAGCCTCCTCCCGGGGCATGTTCTTGACCAGCTTTTCGATGATTTGGGGCGTCAATTCCATGATTTACTTGGCGTCCACGTCGTCTACGGAGATTTCTGGCATGTGGGAGGTGCCATTTGGCACCACTTCCCCCTCAATGACACGCGTCAAGCGCTCGCGCAGCAGTTGTTCCAGCTCTTCGGTCGGCCGGTGGCGCATGGTGATCTCGGTTTTGTCCGTGAACAGCCCCACGTCTGAGATTTTGCCCAGCAATTCCAGCGATTTCATGCGGATGCGGGGGTCTGGGTTGGCCGTCTCGGCAATCAACTTGTTGGTGACGTAGGTTCTGATCTGGGATGCGGACTTGACCACCACCTTGTCGTACTCGTTGAGCAGGGACTGCAGGTATACAACCGTTTGTGGAGAGGATAGGTCCTCGTCGGAGGCCAACTTATTGCCTGCAAAGATGTCGCGGGCGTTGTCTTTGTCGAATTCCGTGATTTCGGACGGGTCTGGCAGGCTGTCGGTGTCCACGATTGCAGCCATGGCTGCAGCCACTCGGGTCTCCAGTGACTCAAAAGTCGGCGCGTAGTCCGCGATCGGGATGTCGTAGTCGATGGTGGTTTGATACATGGGAGGGAATCGCACTCCGGGTTGTTGGGCAAATTGTATAGTGAAATTTTTGGAATGGCTTTTATTTTTGCATGGGGGGTGTTTCCTGTGGGGGGATTTAGTTATGTATAGGTTGGATTTTGAGAGGTGGTGGCGGATACGCCACTCAGCGTAAAGGCACGCGCGGAGTCCCAGTTCACAGCGCGGGGGGCCGGGTACGGGTGGGTCGCGGCGGCTGGACTTTTAAGGTTAGAACATAGGTATAGGGGTTGACAATTAGCTATGGTTGAGTTACATTAAAGGCTCTGAATCAATTCCGATTCAGACAACCAAAAGGTAAATCAAATGTCAGTAATCAATCAATCCCTCATTTCCGCTGTCATCAAGTCATTCGAAGGCGAAGCCAAGGCTATTGCCAAGGCGCGCACCTCACAGGATCAAGCCATTCAAGCAACCCTTGACGCTATGCTGATTGCTTGTGACCAACCCAAGCCCCTTTTCATGAAGGGCAATGCTAAGACCAACGAAGCGCGCGGGCAGATCAAAGCCATGTTCGATGCCATTTGCGAAAAGGGTTTTATCTCCAAGTCATCGGCAGCATCTTATCAATCAGCGTTTTGGATTGCTTTTGAACAGGGCATTCCCTTTCAGCGTGACTTGAACAACAACAAAGCGAAGCCTGACACCACTGGCACAAGCGAAGCGAAGCCCACGACATCCGGCAAAGTGGAGACAACCGACATCCCCGCGCTTCACAAAACCTTGTCAAAAGCATTGGCACAAGCCCGGATTTTGAATCAGTCAATTTTTGCGGCTGATTTGGTTGACCTGATCGTTGACACATGGCCTGACTTTAAAGAGACAGTGTTGGCGAAGTAATCAACCCGGCCCGGCCTAGGCCGGGCCTTTAATCTTAAAGGAACAACCAAATGAATGAATTGTATTTTCAACATGCTTTGGATTGCGGAATCAACATGACAGGCAAAACCACTTTGCCAATTGAAAACTCTGACGGCCGGTTGCTTATGTGCGATATCATTGACCCTGAATCAAGGGATGTTGTTATCCATTCGGGCACGACATTGGACATTCAGCTTATCGAAATCTGCCAGTCCTATGGTGTCGATTACGCTATTGTATACAAGGGACGCCACACACCCGCTTAACCCCTACTGGCTAACCCTAGGCCCGCCACCCGGCGGGCTTTTTTTCGTCTGGACTTTTCTGGCCCCGCCGCCGCGCGGGGCGCGTCATAGTAGTCGGACCGTGGGGGAGAGCGAGAGGGCGAGTGCGTGCAGCGGCAGGCGAGGGC